TCTGCCAGATCCTGGCTCGTACAGTCGGCGTGTCGAACACCCTGCGCGCGGCCGATATGGCCGGCGGCGAGGACGAGTACAACCGGCAACTCATCCTGCGTGGCATGGAGGTCAAGCGCGACCTGGAACTGGCGATCACCTCGCCGCTGGTGCGCACCATCACCGACCCGCGTCATATGTCCGGGCTGCCCTGCTACACGGTCAACGGCTCGCGCGGCGCCGGCGCTGGCGTGATGCCCATCGGCGATGGCTCCAACGCTGGCACCGCCGGCACGGCGCGCGATCTCACGCTGGCGATGGTCGATAGCGCGATGCAGCAATGCTGGCAGGCCGGCGGCAAGCCGACGCTGGGCATCATGTCGGGCAACGTCAAAGCCTACTTCGCCACGCTGTCGCAGGGCGGCACCGGCAACGCCGTAGTGGCGCAGAACATCCAGAACGTCACGGCCTCCGAGCAGGTGACGATTCAGGGCGCGGTGGACGTGTATCGCACCAACTTCGGTGCCATCCAGCTTGCCCCCGACCGCTTTATGCCGGCGCACCAGATCATCCTGGTCAGCACCGACTACGCCGAGATGGCGCCACTGTCTGGCAGATCGTTCGTGGATCAGACGTACGCCACCACAGGAGACAATACCCAGGGTGGTGTTGTATACGAGGGATGTATTCGCCCGACTGCACCGAAGGCACACGCGACTATCTTTGACCTCAACCAGTAATCCGCCATGCCTTTACTATACGAGAACTACGATCCGGTAACGCTGCGTGCCACCGAGGTCGATACCGACACCGATGCCGGGTTGGTCTTTACCCACTCGCAGAACACCCGGCCGATTGTCGAGAGCGCCAAGCGGATCGCGTCCAACTTCGATCCGCTGGTGCGGCGCGACACGGTGCATGTGGCGCGCATTCCGATGGTGATCTGGCAGAACCTGCAACGCCTCGGAATCACCAAGGACGAGGCCGCGCTGAATCGCTGGCTCAACGACCCCGACAACTGCGTGTTCAGAACCGATGACAGGAGTACGCTCTGATGGCCCTTGCAACCCATGAGAACCACGCTGACGCGCCTCGGCAGCGCCCGTCCCCCGGTGTCGGCATGCAGGGCAAGGCGCCCGTGACAGGCTCCACAGAGGCGGCAAAGCCGGTGCTGATCGAGGATATCGATCCCATCCTGCTGGTGCGCCTCTATCCCGAAGCTACATCGGCCGGTGACATGCGCAGTTGCGCGCTCGCCGCCGGGAATGCCACCTACGAGGCCGGCCAGACGCTGATTGCCTCGCAGCAGGAGCCGGTGCTGGGCGCCGGCGAAACCCCGACGCCAACACCCACGCCGACGCCGCATCAGCGCCGGGACTAGCCGTCGGTGGCCAGTCTGCAGCAGTTGAGCGATGACGTCGTTGGCTGGTTGAACCGGCGCGATATCGTCGATCGCATCCCCGGCTGGGTGGCGATGGTCGAGACCGAGATGGCCGAGACCCTGCGCGCCCGCTGCATGGTGGTGACCGTCACCCAGCCGATCGACAACGCCTACATCTCGATGCCGCCGGATTTCGCGACCATGGAGAGCATCCGCGACGCGACGAGCGGGGAGCTTTTCCAGCTTCTCGATGAATGGTCGGGTCACTGGACGGGCGCGCAGACCAGTGCGTGGCAGGGCGCGGTGGGCAGCATCCTCGGTCAGCCCTGTACCGCATACCGGTTGGTGCACGATTGTTTGGAACTGTTACCTCATCCGGTAATTCCGGATCCACCCGACCCTAACTGGAAGCCCCAGCAGATAATGATGGGGTATTATGCCAGGCCGAAACCCCTGGTCCTGCCATCTGACACCAACCTAATTCTCGAACAGCTTTATGCCACATACTTGTATGGGGTAATAAAACAAGGGGCGCTATTCGAACTAGATGACGATAGAGCACAGCAAATGGACGGTCTTTGGCAGCAAGTAGTAACAAGGGCGAACTTATGGAAGCAACAGTCAGACTATAGTGGTGCTCCATACAGGTCTGAACTTGCAACGGTGTTCTGATGGACGGTAGCGCCAGCATTGGTCTTGAGCAGGCCCTACTCGGCCACAGCCTGGGCTTCGCGCCGATGGCCTCGCCGACGCAGGTGTATGTGGCACTGTGCCTCGCCTCGACGGCGCCATCCGAGACGGTGCGCGGGCTGGAGGCGTCGGGCGGTGGCTATGTCCGCACACCAGCCACCTTCGCGCTGATCTCCGGGCCGTCCAACATCGCCGCCAACACCACGTCCATCGAGTTTCAGCAGGCTACGTCCTCGTGGGGCGTGATCGGGTTCTTTGAGTTGTGGGATGCGGCCGCGGGCGGCAATCGGCTGTATTGGGGCCAGTTGGTCGATCCGGCTGACTTCACCACGCCGCTGACCATCACGGTGTCGGCCGGCGATATCGTGCGGTTCTCGGCTGGCACGCTGGGCGTTCAGGCAGCGACTGGCTCAGGCGGCACCGCCAGCATCGGGGCGTATCTACCGCTCGCGGGGGGCACGCTGACCGGGCCGGTATATCTGGCGGGAGATCCCACCGACACTCTGCAGGCCGCTACCAAGCAGTACGTGGACGCTCATAGCGGCTCGGGCGGTGGTCCGGGGTTCCTGCCGCTCTCCGGCGGCACCATGTTGGGGCCGCTGACGCTCTCCGGGCCGCCAACCGCGGCGCTGCACGCTGCCACTAAAGCCTATGCTGACGGGTTCGTGCCGCTCGCTAACGTCGGTTATGCCATCGGCAATATCCCCGGCCCGATCGTGTCGCAGGGCGGCATCGCGGCGCTTAGGCCGCCGGCCGAACTCATATTCCAGCGCAATGCGTTCGCGGCCACGGATGGCCAGGATTTTCGGTTCCGTCGCATTACCGCGTTCACCGGGGGCACCTCTTCAAACATCAACAAATGCCTTGAGGTCGAGTTCGGCAATACCGCAGGCAATGGCTGTCAGGAATGGCCGTTTCTCGTTAAAGCCATGAACAGCAGCACGTCAGGCGGTCAGTTGGTCAGTGCCTACATCCAGGCGTGGCGCAATGCCGGCACTGGGCTGACCACCGGGCTGATCACCGACGTTGCGGATTTCCAGGGCACACCGTCGTCAACTTCCGGCCAGCTTACCGGCATGGAATGGGATCTGAACGCAACCGGCATCGACGATGGGCTGAACAATGGCCGGTTCGGCGGCATTGGCGTGCGCCAGATGGTGCATGCCGTGTTCGCGAATATGTCGAGCACGATCAACAGCGAATACACCGCCGGCATCTGGTTTGGCACCGGGATCAACGGCACGGCGTCGGCCTACGTGGACAGCCTGCTGTGCGTGCAGGGCGGTGCCGGGCAACCCACGCTGATCCGCAACTTTCTCGACAGCCGTGGTGCGGCGCCACCGCCCGGTGTGACCGATCCGGTGGCAGCGGTTCGTATGGCGGCTGGTCACATAGTGGATTTCAACGGTGGCCCGGCGCTGAACAGCGCGCCCGGTCGCTATTTGCAATACACCACCACGGGCACACCTCGGCTGCGCTACATGGCTGGCGCGGCAGAGCTATGGGCTATCTCGGATGCTGGTGCGTTTACGGCTCCGCATGTGTGGTCAAATCTGACCAACGCGCCCCTTCAGGTAAACGTCGGAACTTCCGCTGACGGCGCGGCGAACGATTGGCTGTATGGCTGGACCCGGTGGTTCGGCACCATCACTGGCGGTGATCCGAACTCGGTGTTTCAAGTCGCGGCGAACAAGCTGATCTGGGGCGATGCGGCGGAAATCCAGGGCGGCAATGCTGCCAGTGGCCTGTTGGTTTATACATCGACGGGTGGTGTGACGACGGCGGGTAATACCGCTGGTCGCGTCGGTATCCACAGCTATCTGGCTGTGGCCGGGCAGGTTGGGGCATCGCCGATCCTTGGTCAACAGGTTGCTTCGCGTGCGTTCGTGTCCTCGATGGCGAGCGCCTATGCGTCAGCTTCGCAGGGAGGGTTGGGCGGCTGGGATCCGTCCCTCAATCCAAGCCTGGGATATTTCCGGGGCACGATGTTTGCCGGCCTGGATAATGTCTGGCTGGCAAGTGGCGCCACCAACTATAGCGCTTTGATCGGCCGAGAGATCGACATAGCCATACAAACCGGGTCGAACACTTCGACCGCTTATGGCATACTGTTGGTGGAAGGCAGCGACAAGCAGGCCGACGGTGACGATCATGATGCCATCGTCATCGGCTCGAATAACTTCGCCGCGACGCACTGGAAGAACGGTATCGCGTTTGGCGGAACCGGTCTGGCGTGCAGCGTCACAGGCGCGCTGATCAAGACGGTTCCGACGAAGTATCCGTCGCCGCACGCGCTGGCGTTCACCACGGGCATCGACTTTTCCGGCGCCACGTTCTCCGACGCGTTTTTGCGTGGTCCATCAAACAATTTTGTGGTGGATGGGCAGGGTAATACTTCGATCGGTGGAAGGGTCGGGTTTTATGGTACGGCGCCCGTCGCCAAGCAGACCGGCGTGGCGATCACCGCCGCCGGCATCCATGCGGCGCTGACCGCGCTCGGACTGATCGCACCCTGATGGCCAGGCCACGCCCCTATGGTCGCGGCCCGTATGGCGCCTCGGTCTATGCTACATACCGCACCTACGAGATCGGCGGCCTGGCACAAGTGGCGTTCGGCGCCGAGGCGGCCACGCTGATCCGCACCTGGCAGCAGCCGACGCAGATGTGCAGCGCCGGCACATGGACGCTGACCTCGCTGCCAACGCAGCCACCCAACGACCAACTGGAGTTGGCGGCATGAGCGACTACACCACCACGCCAAACTTGGGTTTGATCAAGCCGACGCCAAACGCGGATGGAGATCTGTGGGGTGAGCACCTAAACCAGAATGCCGACACGCTTGATGCTCTGCTTGCCTCGACATCTCCTGGCCCGTTTCTTCCGCTGAGCGGCGGCACGCTGACCGGCGCGCTCACCGCGCCGACACTGGCCGTTACCGGCAATACTACCTTTTCCCGCCTGCCGCTGGTCACCGATGGCACGCGCACCGCGCCACCTTCATTGACCTTCGCCACCGTCGCGGCGATGAGCGCCTACCAGTACACCGTGACGCTCAATCAGTTGCTGGTGGCCTGCCAGGGCTACATCACGGCGGGTGACGGCGGCGGCGGGGATTTCGTCTACGTCGCGCAGGTCACCAAGACGACTACGGCAGCGACCGCGTCTGGCGCCGTGCTGGCGTTGCCCGATACCTCGTCATTGGCCATCGGGCAGCTTGTGCAGGGTACCAATATTCCGCCGCACACCTTCATCACGCGGATCGTTGCCAACACTTCGATCACCATGACCAAGTCGGTTTCGGCGGGTGGGGTTACGGTCGGCGCGACGCTGACTTTCCAGGCCGGAGATGTCGACGGCGCGTTTACTTTCACCGCTAATGGCGGAGTGATGCGGCGGCGGCTGAACGGCAAGTCGATCACCTTCGAGCAGGCCGGCATCCGTGGCGACTACATCATGCCGCTGCCCTATGTGACCGACGCATTGGCAGCGGCGGCGGCTACGGTGCTTAGCTTCGCTGATACCAGCGGCATTCAGTTGGGCTGGTGGGCGCACCATCCGTCATTGCCGTTCGGCACCACGGTGACGGCGCTCACCACGACCAGCGTGACGCTGTCTAATCCGGTGGGTGCGCTCGGCATCGGCAGCGGCGATACCGTGTGCTTCAACCCGGTGGCGACCGACAACACGTTACAGCTTGGCCTCATCTCGGTCGCCTCCGCGCCGAGCAGTATCGGCGTGGAATTCGTCGTCTCAGCCGACAAATTCTATTATTTCGGTCCCGCAGGCAACGCCACGCCGGTCGTCCAGGGGTTTACCCATGTTCGTGGGCAGATCAATAGCTGGACCGGTGGACGGACAGGATCAGCGCCGTCGTTTTCCAGTGCCATCGTGCTGCACCCGACATGCTATCTCCGGCTCAACGGCTTCTGCCGACTGAGCAATGTCTGCGTGATCCGCGCCGGTCTGCCGGCGGCGGTGCCGACCATTCAGACCTATGCCCGCTACCTCGATCAGTGGAATGGCGAGAACGGCGTCATCGCCAATCCGCTGGTCCTGACCACGAGCACCACGACGGCGAGCGGGCCGACGCTGACCTTCCCGAGCACCACCGGCGTGACGGTCGGCATGTATGCCACCGCGCAGAACTTCCTCGATGCAATGCGCGTCATCGCGGTGACCGCGACCACGGTGACCTTCCTCGGCAACATCTTCGGCCAGATCACCGCCGGGACGCAGATCAGTTTCGGGACGAACTATCGCTCGATCGGATTGTGGGTCAATCAGGGCGGCATCGAACTCGACCACGTGTACGTGCTCGGCTTCAACGTCGGCGTGCTCAGCACCGCCGGCGGGTTCCGCATGAACCACGTCGTGTCCGACGCCATCAACGGTTTTGATTGCTCGGGCAACGGCATGGGCACCGCGCACAGCAATCTGCGCGCCGCCGCCGACTGGTCGGCCGGGATGCAGGGCTCGATTTTGATGACCTGGAACATCGCCACCGGCATCGCGCTGGCGAGCGGCGGGACGAAATATCAGGCCGGCGATCTGCTGTTCGACGAGCTGAACAATCTGGTGCAAGTGACGACGGTCGATGCCAATGGCGGGGTCACCGGCATCGGGCCGCTGCTGTGGCGCGGCGGCTGCTACCGGACCCCGCCGGCTACGACCGCGACGCGGTGTATGTCGTGCGATCCGCAGGGAAGTTTCGGCACCGGCGGCGGCATGGGCACCGGGGCGACGCTGGCGCCGACGCTGACCGCCTATACCGGGATGCAGATGAACTATCTGCCCGGTCGCGGCTACTATATCCACGATCGGTTCGACAACAACATCTTCATCGACAGCTTCGCCGCTGGGCATCATTACGGCTGGATCATCTCGAACTGCTGGTTTACCACCATTCGCGGCGGCTATGAGGGCCGCATCGCCAACACGCTCGGCACCGGCACGGTCGGCATGTGGGTGTGGAACACGCCGTCATGGGCCTCGATCGAGGCGCCCTATATCGGCGGCAACGAGTTCCCGCTGTTGTTCCAGAACGTCGATGGTCACGCCGCGATCATCCATCCGAAGCTCGGTCAGGGCGCGAACACCTACGCGCGCCTGCTCGGCGGGCAGATCAATGCGATCGGGCTGACCTCGCTCGGCAGTCAGACGCCGCAGCCCGCCATCATCATCGACACCGGCTCGCGCGGCGTGATCGATGGCGGCGTCATGGTCAGCGGCAGCGGCCCGACCGGGAGCGATCCGATCGTGCGGGTCAATGCCGGCGTGATGTCGTGGAAGCTGAGCAACATTAATCCCCCGACCGAAGTCATCACGCAAACGCCCTACAACTGGTTGGCGATTGATCCCTCGTCGGAGCCGTACGTCACCGTCTCCAACTGCGCCGGTCTGACCTATCCCAATGCCAGCAACCCGATGATGGACGGACCGCGTCAGCGAATTTGGGACGGGCCGAACGACCGCTACATCATCCCGCAGCAGATCAGCGTCGATCCAACGGCCTTCGTGCCGATCGATGGCAGCCCGTCCTCGCCGCTGACGCTGCACAGCCTGGAGGGCGGCGCAGGTGCGAGCCGCAACCTGCTGCTGGCGCGCGGTGGCACGGTGCATGATCCAGCGCTGGTTGGTTTCCTCGGCACCAGCGGCAATGGCCCGGTGCTCGATGCGATACCGGGCACCATGCTGATCACCACCGCGACGGTGCCGTCGGGCGGCGGCGGTGTCGGCTACTGGCCGGGCGATGTGATGTTCGGTCCGAACGGCGGGATGTGGGCGGCGGCGACCGTCGATGCGGTCGGGCAGGTGCTGACGGTGACCAACAAGGCGCCGGCGAAATATGTCGGCGCAGCGCCGACCAACCCGGTGAGCACGCGCACCGATGCGAAGGGCGGCTATCTGGGCGCGATCGTCCTCGGTCTGAGCGGCGGCAGCGTGACGGGGAGCATGGGCACCCTCGGATCCAACGGCTTTCACTACTACCCCGGCACGCAGCTGGTGATCGGCGTCCCTGGCCTCTACCAGAATCAGGGCGGCGTTACCGTGATGGTCTCGGCCAACCCTGCCGGCGTGCAGGCGACGGGCACGCTGAGCTGCAATGCGCTGGGCCAGATCACCGGCGTGACGATCACCAATCCCGGTAGTGGTTATTCGGGTATCGCGCCGCAGTATCAGATCAACGCGACACCGCCAGCCGGTTGCACGTTGAACCTAGGCGCGGGTGTGGCAAGCAACACTGTGAGCCTTAGCCCGAGTACCGGACCTACGACGGTCGGTGGAACATTGGCGGTTGCGGGTGCAACCACATTGGCTGGGACGTTGGGTGTGACCGGTGGAACCACGCTGGCAGGTGGGACTTTCACTGGGACTTATGCAGGCAGTCACACATATTCCGGTACCATCACGCACAGCGCCGCCTACAACAACACCCTGGCGTCGGGCATGGCATTCACTGTCGCCTCCAATGCGGCCGTGGGTGGCAACTTTACGATGTGCAATGCCAGCGCCAACTATTTCGTCGTCAATGGTTCACCCAATAATCCGCAGATGGTCGTCACCGGGACCGGGACCAATGGGTCATTCCTGCTGCGCGCGCAGGGCAACGGGTCGGTGAATATCGGTTCAGTAAGCGGCGGAAACGGTCTCCAGGTGTTTGATGGCGGCGGCGGTACTTTGAATACCTTGCAGATCGTCGCCAACATCGCTGGCACTCCGACAATTATCAGGCCGCTCGATTTGGTGTCGGGCATCCAGATCAACAGCACCGTCACCGGCAAGGTCGGCTTCAATTCCGCCGCGCCCATCGCCAAGCCTACGTTGACCGGTGCCAAAGGCAGCAATGCTGCGCTGGCCAGCGTGATCGCCGCATTGGTCAGCTACGGCCTCGCGATTGATAGTACCAGTGCTTGAAGGAGCTACCATGACACCCGAACTCGCTCGCATTGCGCTGGCGTTCCTCGATCGCACTGACATGAAGGGCGCGGAGGTCCAGGCGTACGTCGCCGTAGTCAACGCGCTGCGTGAGATCATGCAGAGCCAGCTATCGGACGAGCGGCCGGCAGCGACTTCGTTGTTGCCGCGCGCTGGCAACGGCGCCGAGCCGCATCCCGAGCCATAGGAGGCCGCAGTGCCGACATTAGCTGGTCAAATGAGTCAGACGCCGCCGGGCGATCCTCAATGGATCGCGTGCGATGGTAGATACCATTACGGCTATGCGCCGCTGCCCAATCCGCCCCGGCCGCATGCCGGCGTCTCTACCGGCACCAGGCGCGACTACTGGCGCAACAACGGCGGCTGGGCGCGGACCCGTGGCATTGGCGGTTGGATGCTCGGCACCCCGTACGACGCGGCTGGTACATGGTTCGTGTCATTAGCGGACGACTCGGCGGAAACGACCATTCCAGCCGCACCGACGCCGATGAAGCCACCGGCTGGCGTGAAGTAGCCATGCCGGACACGTTCACGCCCAATATCGCGCTCTGCCAGCCCGAGGTGGGCGCCTCGCGGGATACGTGGGGCACCAAGTGGAATCAGAACGCGACCATCCTCGACCAGTTGGTATCGATGTCCACGCCGATCGGCGCCATTCTGGACTTTGCCGGGCCGACGGCACCACCTGGGTGGCTGGCTTGCGACGGGCGCCTGATTTCGCGAGTGACCTACGCCGCGCTGTTCGCTGTCCTGGGCACCTACTGGGGAGCAGGTGACGGCTCCACGACGTTCGCGCTGCCCAAGGTCCAGGGCCGCGCGCTGGTTGGTCCTGGCACTGTCACGGACCCGAACGGCACCACGCTGTCGCTTACCTTCGCGCAGCAGCTTGGCTGGCTGTCGAACAAGATCCTGCAAACACATTTGCCGAGCTACACGCTCACCGTCACGGCGGCTGGCGCGCATACCCATGGCGGGGCCACGACTAGCGATGGCTCCCACGCGCACACCATGGATACGCAGGGCGCCCATACCCATGGCGGTGCTACAGGAAGCGATAGCGTGCAGCACACGCATTCCGGTGCCACTGACGCAGTGGGTGATCACAACCATTCGGTCGGCGGATTTTTCACCACAGGCTCGGCGGTGCTTGGCTCAGGGCCGTTCTCAGTGGGCGGCTCCACCACCACCGGTAACGCTGGCGCGCACGCGCACGGCTTCACCACCGGCAACGCCAGTGCCTTGCATACCCATACGATTAGTTCCGATGGCGGCCATACCCATACGATCGCCGCAGCCGGCGCTCACAGCCACACCATCAACTCGGATGGCAGCCATACCCACGTTATCGATCTCGGTGGTGGCGGCACGCTGTACAGCCTGATGCAGCCAGTTCTCGTCATCACCAAGATCATCTATGCAGGTCAGCAGGCGGTGACGCATGTCGTGGGCGAGGTTGCGCCGACCATCGAGGGCCGCGACGAACTCACCGCCATCCGCGAGGAACTGGCGCAATTGCGAGCCATCCTTGCCCCGGCACGCTCGCCACGGCTGCTGAGCGCACCGGCGAGGGGCATGCACTGATGCGCGTTGCCCAGGCACCGCCGCCGGGGATCTGGCGCAACGCCACGGCGGAAGCGTCCAGCGGCCACTGGTACGACGCCAACAACGTGCGCTTTCGCGGCGGGCAGTTGCAGCCGATCGGCGGCAACGTGGCACAGCCGGGCACCACGGTTTCCGATCTGCCACGTGATCTGCTGACCTGGCACGACAACAGCCGCGTGCGATGGGCGGCGTTCGGCACCGACAGCAAGTTGTACGCCTACCGCTTCGACCTGCAGACGCTCTATGACATCACTCCGTCCGGCGTCGGGCCGCTCGATCCGCCCGGCGCGCTGGTCGGCTACGGCATGGGTGACTACAGCGCCGATGCCTACGGCACTGCGCGCGACGCCGCCGATATCGGCACACAGGACATCGCCGCGACCATGGGCGACAGATGGGCCATGGACACGTTCGGCGAGGATCTGCTGGTGGTCCCGACGCAGGACGGGCACCTCTACCGCTGGTCGCCGCAGACGCCCGCGACGCTGCCGGTGCTCGTGGCGACCGCACCCACCAATTGTCGTGGCGTGATCGTGACGGACCAGCGCCACGTCGTGCTGCTCGCGGCCGGGGGCGATCCACGCAACATCGCATGGAGCGACCAAGAGAACCCCGACGTGTGGGTGCCCGATGTGACCAACCTTGCGGGCAGTAAGCTGCTGCAGACGCAGAGCTACACCATGACCGCGATCAAGGTGTCGGACGGCGTGCTGATCTTTACCGGCAACGATGTCCACAAGATGACCTACGTTGGCGCGCCGTATGCCTATGGCATTGTGCAGATCGCCTCAGGCTGCGGGCCGCTCTCGCCGCGCGCCGTGGTGGCCATCGGCTCTTTCGTGGCGTGGCCTGGGCTGCAGACGTTCTGGGCGTACAGCGGCAATGTCCAGGCGCTGCCCTGCACAGTGCAGGACTGGTTCTTCTCACTGGTCAATCGCACCATGGCGGGCCGGCTGTTCGGTTCGCCAAACCCGTCGTTCAGCGAATTGTGGTGGGACTGGGCCGATGAGGACAGTCTGGAATGCAACCGTTACATTGCGTTCAACTACGCTGATCCGACACATCCCTGGACGATCGGCGTTCGCTCTCGCACTGCCGCAGATCTTACCGGCACAATGGACTATCCGGTGCTCGGAGGCCCGCTTGATACAGGCGGATCGCTGTTCCTCCATGAGTATGGGTGGTCAGAGAATGGCGTGCCGCGTGCGGCCTCCGGCAGCATCTACGCTGAGAGCGGCAACATCGTCATAGGCGAGGGTGATAAGCGCGTTCATGTCAAGCAACTCGTGCTCGACGCCGCGACCTCAGTGGACGGCATGCTGGGGTATCGGTTCTTTCCCCGTGAGCAGCCCTACGACAGCGCCAGCGAGTTCGACACCGGATTATACAGTGTCACGCACGGAGGTCTGCTCGATGTTAGATTCTCAGGACGCAGCACAAGAATGCGGATGGAGGCGACCGCCGACGGGCCGTTTGCGGTGGGCAGGCCGCGCCTTGAGATGCGCGCCGGAGGGCGCCGCTAGATGGCGCGCCCCTATCATCCGCCGGCGCCGTTCACTGCGCCAGTCAGCGGCAACCTCGAGCAGCGGCTGGCGGCAATCGCCGATGCCCTGAACAAGAAGCTGGACGCGGGCGGCACATCGACTGCGTTTCCGTTCGTAGGCTTCCAGTCGCCGAACGGCACCGTTTGGCGGCTATCGGTGGACGATGCCGGCACCGTGGTGACCGAGATGGTGCCGCGATGAGCCTGAGCAGCGAGGAAAAGCTGCGGCGGCTGGAGAAAGCGCTGGAACACGGCGGCGGCACGCACACGGTGGACGACGTGATGGAGCGGGTGCGCGAGAACCGTGCCGCGTGCTGGCCCAATGGCGACAGCCTCGTGGTCACCGAGGTGCTGGTGTTCCCACGCCTGCGCGCCGTCAATTACTGGATCGCTTCCGGCAATTTGCAGGAGTGCCTGGCACTGGCGCCGGCAATCGACGCCTGGGGCATCGAGCAGGGTTGCACTGTGGCGATGGCGACCGGCCGCATGGGGTGGCTCAAGGTGGCGGGCAAGATGCCATTGGCCGCCGGCTGGCGACCTGTCGGTGTGAAATTCGCCAAGGGGTTGCGACTATGAGCAGTGGTGGTGGGGGGACTTCGACTAACACTGTACAAAATACCAACGCATACATACCGCAGTGGTTACAGGACTATACCGGGACAGCGATCGGGCGGGCCGATGTGTTGTCTAATCAGCCGTACACACCCTATACCGGGCAGACCGTGGCCGGCCTCGATCCGGCGCAGCAGCAGGCATACAGCCAGGTCGGCGCCATGCAGGGCATGGGCATGGATGCCTTCAACAGCGGCATCAACGCCGACCAGGCCATGGCCAGTCAGGTCACGCCACTTTCGGCCGGTGGCATCCAGGCCAATACCAACGCCTTACAGCAAGGCTTCATGGGCCAGGTCTACAATCCGGCCGAGGGCCTGCTGGGTAGCTACGCCGCGCAGGGGCCGACAACGGCGCAGGGCGTGGGGCAAAATGCGCAGGCGCTGATGTCGCCCTACACCCAGAACGTGATCGACCCGACGATTGCAGCGGGGCAGCAGCAACTGGCGTTGGCCAAGCAGGGCATTGCGCAACAGGCCAATAATGTCGGGGCGTTCGGTGGCAGCCGGATGGGGGTTCAGGAGGGCGTGGCCGACGCACAGACCGCGCTCGGCACCCAGCAGCAGATTGGCAACATGCTCAATGCCGGCTGGGGGCAATCGCTCACCGCAGGCCAGAACATCGGGCTGCAGGCTGGAAAGCAGGGCTACGACACCAATGCATTATTAGCGAACCTGTTGCAGGGCGGGTACAACGCCAACCAGACGGCAGGCGCCAACATTATGACCGGCAACCTGAACGCAGGATTAGGGGCCGCTGCGCAACTGCCGACCTCGCTTGCGGGCCAACAGGCACAGTATCTCGGTCAGACCAACGCACTGAACCAGGCGGGCACTCTGCAACAGCAGTATCAGCAGAACATCCTGAACTCGCAGCAGGCGGCGTTCGCGCAGCAGCAGGCTTTCCCATATCAGCAGCTACAGACATTGCTCTCGGCAATCAGCGGCGTGCCCTACAGCACCTCCAACTTCTCCAACACAACGTCAAATACGCCATACTACTCGAACCCAATCGGGCAGGGGATTGGTGGCGTCGCGGCACTAGGCGGCCTGGCCGGCGGTGTTGGCAGCGTTCTCAACAGCACAAAGACCGCTTAGATGGCAGACGGAGGCGTTACCGAAGCCGCCCTTCTTGCCGCGGCGACAGAGGCGGCGGCGGCCGGCGGCACGGCGGCAGCGACAGCGGCGGCGACGCTGCCGGAGGTGATCGGCGCCGGCACAGCGCTCGCAGGCACCGCGGCGGCAGCGGCGCCGGAGGTCGCAGCAGCGGCGGCGCCGGAGTTGCTTGGCGCGGCAGCATCGGCGGCCCCCGTGGTTGGCGATGTAGCCGCGAGCAGTGCGCCGTTCATAGGTGCGACCACATCAGAACCGTTGCTTGGCTCTGCCGCGGCGGCAACCACGCCCGAGACTTCGCTGCTGGGCAGTGCCAGCTTGCAGGCTATCGATCCGAGCTTGGTGGATCTGTCGTTGCCTACCGGGGCGACGTTGCCGGAAAGTGCCGCGCCGGGATCGGCGCCGATCGGGCTGCCGGGAAGCAATCTGTTCGATAAGTTCGGCGCCTGGTGGGCGAATGCGTCAACGGGCGACAAACTCAAGGCGGGCGGCACGTTGCTGTCGGGTGCCAGCACCGCAGGCAAGGCGCTGACGCCAACGCCTGCCGCCGGCAATCAGACGACGATAAAACAGGGAGCCGTTGGCCAGCCGAAAGGCGGCGAGCAGGCGTTGGCCGCCATCGTGGATGCCATGCTGAAGCGGCGCGACACGTATCAGCAGGGGCAGTTGGGTGGTGTGCCGGTGGTCTACCGCCCGCGTGGGCTGTTGGGGTGAATTATGTCTGGTACTCAAGACACTCAACAATGGATACAGGACCAACTTAACGCCCTGCAGGCGCAGCCCAAGATCGACACGACGGGCACGCCGAACGATGGCACACGGCCAAGCTGGACGAGCCTGTTTGGCGATGTGCTCGCTGGCGGACAGGGGCCGGGCTATCAGCTACGGGGTTCGCAGGCGGATGTCGCCGGCAACCGTGCGCTGCTGAATTTCGGCATCAATATGCTCCTGGCCTCGGGGCCGCATGCGGTGCGTCCTGACTTGTTCTCGGCGGCGGCCGAGGGACTGCAAGGCGCGCAGCAGTCGCTAGGTGTCGATCAACAGCGGGCGGCTGCGGCGATGGGGGCACAGCAGGAGTATGCGCAGAAGCAGCAGGAGCTGCGGCTTTCCGCAATTAAGGAGGCGCTGCCTCTGCTGTCGCTGCAACAGCAGTATCAGCAGGCGCAGGCCGCGCGGGATCTGGCCAGCGGTAAGACTCCGACCGCCACCGCGCCTGGTAGCACTCCTAGCATCGCCACGGGCGGCAGCATTGCGGCGCCGCTATCATCGGACAAGACAACGGCTCTCGCGCAAATCGCGCAGCGTGAATCGGGCGGTAATCCGACGGCTCTCAATTACGTGGCCAATGAAGATCCAACCGCCTACGCGCGCGGCGCCACGGCGAGCGGCAAATACCAGATCGTCAACAGCACCTGGGCAGAGGGTGCCAAGCTGGCCGGTGTTGACGTGGCGAAATACCCAACGGCACGCGACGCGCCCGAGGGCGTGCAGGATCAGGTTGCCTCGGCGCTGTGGGACAAGCACGGCAATACGCCGTGGCAGAAGGGTGCGCAGGACTGGGTGAAAGGCCAGGATGGGCGCTATGCCTTGCAGCCCGTTGCGAAGCCTGTGGCGCCCCCTGGAGGCGCGCAACCGCCAGCGCCCTATCAGGTGGCCACGGCTGGTTCTGCCGTTCCATCGCCGCCTGGTGGCGCTCCTGCGGCGCCTACGACGGATCTGACGGGGCCACGACCGCTGCCGCCCACCGGACCAGGGGCAGGAGTGGCCACGCCTGCGAGCATTGCCAATACGCCGGTTCAGACGGCGCAGGCGCAACCGCCAGCACCGGCCGTGGCTCCGGCCCCGCAGACGACGCCCACACCACCGCCATCGCCGTATCCCGACATCAAGGCGGGGGATGGGATCATCCGCTATCCGGGCACGTTGGCTGAGTTCAGGGCACGCGAGTACGTGCCACCGCCCGCGAGCGAGGTTTACAACCCCAATCTGACGCCGGAGAAGCAGCAGTCGTTTGCTGTCAGACAACAGGGGTTGGAACTCGAGCAGCGGCAGATAAGCCAGTTGTCGGACCCCGTTGCGGTGCAAAAGGGTCTG